AGCTAAAGGAACAAAATATATGTCCAAGGGCGGTGCCGCAAAAGGGACTAAATATATGTCCAAGGGTGGAGCAGCAAAGGGAACAAAATATATGGCTAAAGGCGGTAAATCTTAATTTACACTCCTTATGTCATATTTAATTTCTAACATACCTCAGTTCAAATGCTGGGTAAGAAAAGAATTTACAGCAAATCACACTAATTATCATGGTGAGTATTTGCATGCTTTGGTTATAGCTGTTAATACTATTCCAGATAGGTCTTTATCGTTTCAAGTAGTTTTTACTGGATGCGAAATTGATAATGAAGAAGACGCACCAAACGTTCATGGTGGTGCTATGTGGGCAAGAATGCCTATACAAGCTTTAGTAGCAGACATACCTCTAGAAGAATGGCCAACCCCAATGGAAGACCATCTAGCTCAACCCTGGGATTGTCTCAGCCATGAGCATTCTGTTGTAGTTATGGACAGAGTAAGTTCATCTCCTTGGCTATGCAAAATAGGAGGAGAATTTTATACAGGAAAGTATCTATTTACTGTAGACTATACAGAGAATTCTATAGCAGATGATCCAGCTCAACATAAGCAGTCACATGTGTTATATTTAACAGACGCTGGTGAATATACTGGCAGTTTTGTAGCTTTGCCAAATAATAGAGTAAGAGCAACAAACCCTGCTTTATGGCGTGTGGGCGAGGGAGCACCAGATTTTATGCCCTCTCAATGGACGCATTCAGCAGAACAACATGAGAGCTATATGGACCCAAATATAACATTTAACAATTTATACGCTCCAGAGGATTGATTATGGCAGAACTTACAAAAACTCAAACAGTCAAGATGATTAAAGAATTAAAAAACGCATCTAGGCTACATGCTAATCAAGCAAAAAGATTAGAAAAAACTATAAAAAAACCTAAGAAGAAATAATGACAACATCTAGCAGTACAGATTTTGAACCAAACGTAGCTGAGTTCGTAGAAGAAGCATTTGAAAGATGTGGTCTTGAGCTTAGAACTGGTTATGATCTAAAAACAGCTAGAAGGTCTATTAATATTATGTTGGCTGAATGGGCTAATCGCGGATTAAACCAATGGACAATAGAACAAACAACTCAAGCTTTAACAAAAGGTACTTCTAGCTATTCTTTAAACTCTAATGTAATAGACATATTAGATATGGTAATTAGGCGTACTGCTAACTCTACAGAAACAGATATTTCTATGTCACGTTTAAGCAGAAGCCAATATATTAATATCCCAAACAAAACAACCGAGGCTAGACCGTCTCAATTCTTTTTTGATAAGTTAACAACGCCAGCAATTAAAATATGGCCCGCTCCAGAAAATTCTACTGATATATTAGTCTTTAACAAGATAGTAAGAATGGATGACGCTGATAAAGGAACCAATACAATGGACATGCCTTTTAGGTTCTATCCTTGTTTTGCTGCTGGATTAGCTTATTACATCTCAATGAAAAGAGCTCCAGATAGAGCTACTATGTTAAAGCAAGCATATGAAGAAGAGTTTCAAAGAGCTATGTCTCAAGACGAGGACAGAGCATCTTTTAGAATTCGTCCATATTTGAGTATTTAAAATGGCTTATGCAAACGCTAAATTTGCAGTTGCTCTTTGCGATAGATGTGGATTTGAATATAAGTTATTAAAACTTAAAAAAGAATGGAATGGAGCAAAAACTTGCTCTAATTGTTTTGAAAAAAAACATCCTCAATTAGAGCCTCACAAAGCCCCATCAGATCCCGAAGCACTTTACGATCCAAGACCAAATAACGACAAAGAAGCTGGAGAAGGTTTTGTATTTGTAAAATACTCAAACATATTTAAAGGCAATTCTATGAATCCTTCAATAGTTGGTCAAAATTTTTCAGTAGATGAAATGACAGGCTCGGTTGGCTATTTATTTGGGTATGATCCTTCGGCAACACCTGCGCCAGCTCCTACACCATCACCAACGCCTTCGCCTTCTCCAACACCTTCGCCATCTCCATCTCCATCTCCTTCACCATCGCCATCGCCATCTATTACTACTTATACAGTAACAGTTGCAAGTTATTTGGGTGCAAATTATTTTTATATAGATGGTTCAAGAGCAGCAACTTTAACTTTTACTGAAGGACAAACTTATAAATTTGATCAAGCTAATAGCAGTAATAGCAATCATCCATTAAGATTGTCAACAACCTCAAATGGTACGCATGGGGGTGGATCACAATATACAACAGGCGTTACTACAAGCGGCACTCCTGGATCTTCAGGATCTTACACTCAGATAGAAGTTGCAAGCGGCGCACCTACGCTTTATTATTACTGTACTAATCACTCAGGTATGGGTGGACAAATAAACACTTAATATGACATTATCAGAACTAAAAACTCTTATACAAAATTATACAGAAAACGAAGAAACAACTTTTGTTTCTACTTTAAATGATTTTATTATTAGTGCTGAAGATAGGTTGTTTCAATTAATACAACTGGATTACTTTAGAAAAAATGTTACTGGTAATTTAACTGTTGGAAATACCTATTTAACGGCCCCATCTGATTTTTTAATGAGTTTTTCTTTGGCCGTAATAGATAGCAACACTAACGATTATCATTATTTAGACAAAAAACACACTAGTTTTATGCGTGCGTATTCTGACGATGCGGTTGTATCTCTTACTACTTACACAGTTACAGTAGCCAGTGGTGTAAACACTTATGGTTCAGGCAATAAATATTATTTAAATGGTATTAACAGCCCTACTATAGAATTAACAGAAGGACAAACATACAGATTTGATCAGTCTGATAGTAGTAATTCAGGTCATCCGTTACGGTTCTCTATAACAGACAATGGTACTTGGGGCGAGGGAACAGAATACACAACTGGAGTAACAACTGTTGGTACACCAGGGAGCGCAGGAGCTTACACACAGATAATAGTTGCAGTAGATGCTCCAACTCTTTACTACTACTGCACAAATCATACAGGAATGGGCGGACAAGCTAGCACTCCTGCCTCTGAACGAGGCAGACCTTTGTATTACGCAGACTTTGATAAAGAACTTTCTACAGCAGCAAACAATGGATCTACTTTAATAGTATCTCCAGTCCCAGATCAAGATTACAGCGTTGAACTTCATTATCTACACAAACCAACAAGTCTAACTTCCCAAACAACAGGAACCTGGATTTCTCAAAATGCTCGTAACGCACTGCTTTATGGTTGTTTAATAGAAGCTTATACCTTTATGAAAGGAGCGCCTGAAATACAGGTATTGTACGAAACAAGATTTGGCCAAGAAATCACAAGATTAAAAAATGAGGCTGAAGCAAGAGGAAGGAGAGATGAGTATAGATACGACTCAGTAAGAACAAACGTTACATAAAAGGAGAGAGAAATGGAACGAATCGAAAGCTTAGAAGGCAAAAGCATTGCTATCGTTGGACTTGGTAAAAGTTGGCACGATTACAATTTAGCAAAATCACACGGAACACACTTTGACGAAGTCTGGGCCATTAACGCAGTTGGCTCTGTAATATTTCACGATCGGACATTTATGATGGATCCAGTTAGTAGGTTCCTAGATACCGATGATGCTGGCGGTCAAACAAGCGGAATGACAGAAGTTTTATTAAACGATGACAAACCTATTTATACTTGTGAGCTTGATGATCGATGCACCAACCTGGTTGAATTTCCAATCAATGAAATACTAGAAGAATTTAATTGTTGTTACATAAACAATACTGTTGCTTACGCAGTTGCTTTTGCTTTGTGGAACAAGGTAGGAACAATGAAAATGTTTGGTGTGGATTTTAGTTACAAGGGAAATTTACATTTTGCAGAATCTGGTAGAGCTTGTGTAGAGTTTTGGTTATCTAAGGCCATGCATAGCGGTGTTCAAGTTGAGGTTGCAAAATCAAGCGCACTTCTTGACACAGATGTTATAGCAGAAGAAAAACTTTATGGATATCACAGACTTGATGACCCATTGGTTGTTATGGGAGATGGAAAAGGTTTTATGACCAGCATGAAAAGAAGTGAGGCTATGAAAGATCAAGATGAGTCAAATCCAGAACCTATATTAATAGATAGAAACGATGGTCATCTTAGACCACCGGAGCCAAAAAAATGGTAGACCAGCTTACACCAAGTGGATTGCCAGATTTAGGAATAATAGAAGTTGCTACTACAAATTACGGAGGACATCCTCCAGAGTTTTGGGCAAAACAATTAACCGATAAAAT